CAGGGCCCCCGGCGCATTGCCGGAGGCCCTCGTGTCACTCGTCCGTGTGGTTGTCCTGCTCGCTATTATCCTGCGGTTTTCGCTCGTTCTTCAGCGCCTCAAGCGCGCCCCTGATCCTTTCGGGGAATGGCACGCCGAGGAGCGCGGCGTTTTCGATGATGCTGATGCCCTCATTGGCGATATAGTACATCACCGTGGCGGTGCGGAACATCGTGTTGCCGGAGCCGGTCGCCGTGTCGAGCAGCGCCGCCAGCAGCACGATCAGCAGCATCACGCCCTTCTTCGCCAGGCCGATGAACCCCGCCTTGCTGGACACGCCGCCGCCGTCGCTCTTGGGCGAGCGGCCGCACGCCGCCACAATCACGCCGCTCAGGTAGTCCGCGCCCATCAGCGCCACCAGTATCGTCAGCGTCACGTCCCACTCTCCCATGAGCCCCGCCACCGCGCCGCCCGCGGCGCACAGCCCCTTGATGATCCTGTCCCAGATGTGATGCGCGCTCATTCCTGTACCACCTCCGCGTCCGGCCACCTGGTCTTCATGGCCTCCATCTCCTCGCGCGCCAGCCCCCTGAGCACCACCGTGTAGGTCGGCTCCGGCGCGGGCGGCTGCGCAGCGTCCAGCGCCGCCCACGTCAGCGGCCCGACGATCCCGTCCACCGCCAGCCCGTGCTGGTCCTGGAACGCCATCACCGCGCTGTGCGTGGCCAGGCCAAAGTCGCCGTCCGCGCCCCAGCGCCCGAGGTAGTGGCCGTAGCCCAGCTCTGCGAGCCGCTCCTGCAGCGCCTTGACGTCCTCGCCCTCGCAGCCCTCACGCAGCACGCGCCTGGTGTTCTGCGGTTGCTCATCCTGCGCCGCATACTCCACCCACGGCAGCTCGTACCACTCCAGCCACGGCCGCGCATTGAGCTTCGTCACAACACAGCCGTAGGCAAAGCCGCGCCACTCGACCACCTCGCCTCCGCCCACATATACGCCGACATGCTGCTTCATGCGCACCGCAAGGCCCGGCCGGTCGGGCATCGTGGCCATTGGGCCGTGCGCCGCGCCCAGCGCCACGCACCACGCGTACATGCCGTCCGCGCTGCGATCCGGCACGCCGTGCGCCTGATACTTCCACGGCTCCGTCCCCAGCAGCGTCCACGCCGCGCCCTTGATCGCCGCGCCCACGCAGTCGCCCGCGATCTGCCCGGCCGCGATGTCCGCGCGGTACTGGTCCATGCGGCTCTCCGCGTAGTGCGCCGGGTACTGCGCCGTCTTGCGTTTCAGAAGGGCTGCCGTGCACGCCTGGTGGCATACGCCGTACCAATACGGCCGTTTGAGCCGCGCCTGTTCGCGCAGCCATTCGCAATAAGCCGCGCTGCCATAGATCTTCTCCATGTACCGCACCTCCCTTTACTCACTCGCCCCGACCCGGAAGCACACCGGCGGACGCCGACTGAGCGCTGCTGAGTACGCGGCAACGCGGCCCGCGTCCGAAATGCCTATGAAGTTTGTGGCGCTGCTGCCGTCCGGTGTCATTGTCATCCACACCTGGCGGCTGCCTGAATAGTATTTGATGCGGTTGCTGATCGAATGGGCAAACAGCGGGTACTGCACAGCCATGGCCAGGGAGTGCTTGTCGTCGCCTCCGTACACAGCCCCGCACACCTCAAACTCGGTCGGCAACCAGACCTTGCCTGCGCTCAGGTAATTCACCCCGGTGTTCGCCGTGGGCCGGGTCGTGCCGCTCGGCTTGCGCTCCACGAGATACATGTACTTGTCCACGATGACGTCCTTGATCTTCTGTGGCAGTTTGTAATAGACGCCGTCCGCCGTGTAGTCTACCGTCGTCGTCTCGACGGGTATCGCAGTGTTGTTCGGCACTTCTCCGGCCAGCGAATTCAGGTAATGGTACATGTTCGTGCTCGTCCAGACGGTCGCCGGATCTCCCAGGCCGACGTTTGTCACCACCAGGTTCATGGGCGCAGGCGAGATCCACGGGCGCGTGCTGATGAAGTCGATGTGATGCCCGACGGCAGGAGAGGGGCCACTGTCGTAGTATGTGTCGATGCCCATGATCCGCATGGGGTTGACAAGGGATGTGCCCGCGAACGTCACGGGAATATAATCGTTAACGTTGATCCCGCTGTAGTCCCCAGCTACGATCCTTGCCTTGATCCATGCCCACTCGTCGGAATATCCCGCAATCTCGTCGGCGAACAGCACCGTCAGGTCGCGCCCCGGATAGACTCGGTTGTCGATCTGCTCGCGGATCAGGATCGCCGCGGCGAGGTCAGCAGCCGTTTTCGTGTCCAGCGTGTCGATTCGGGCGGAGAGCTGTGAATCCACAGTGTCGATATACGCCCGCGTGTCGACGGCGTAGCGCATCATAAGCACACCGCCCGTCACCGTCAGCGCGTTGCCGCCCGGATCGAGCGTAAGCGTCTGAACCGGCGTTGTGTACTCGGCCTCGGTGTACAGGATGTACTCCAGCTGCATGTTCATCGCGCCGATGATGGATTTGGCCGTCTCGAGGTCTGTGAAGCGCGCGTCGTAGACAAAGGCGACGCGCTCGTTACCGCAGCGGATGCCCAGCGCGGCCGCGCCGGGCACGATGGGATAGTGCGAGCATACGAGCGCCGCGCCCGTGCCGCTGCCGCGCACTGGCAGCGTGACCGAGGCGTAGGGCTGGCCGCCGCTGGCTGTGCCAACCTCGGTCACATCGTCAGCAGTGACGGCAAAGAGGCGCGCGGATTCTGTGAGCTTGCCCTCGAGCGGCTGCCACACGCCGATGCCCACGCCCTGCGCGCCCACCAGCGCTGTCATGTCCTGGCTGATTGTCTGCGGGCCGAGCGCAACGCTGGCGCTGGTCGCGCCGGTGATCGTGATGGGGCTGTCCGGCGTGGGGCTGCCCTCGGTGACTGTCGCCGCCACCTGTACGTCGAGGCTCACCGGCGCGCCGCCGACCGCGTTCTGCGCCTGCACCGTGCCGGTGCCGGAGACGTTCTCGATGATCGCGTCGGCCTTCTCCTTCAGCGCCTCGGCCTGCTCGGCCTGGGACACGGCGGAGATGTTGCCGCGCGCGGTGGCCTGCTGCGCGTCGGTGAGCGTCTGCGCCTCGTCATAGCGCACGGCGTGCTGCGCCGCCGCGGTCGCGCTGGCCGCCGCCGCGTTGGCCGCGTCGATGGCCGCCTCGGCCTCGCCCATCATGGCTATGACGTCGTCCACGTCCGGCACAACGTGGCCCGGGTCGATGATGGTCTCCGTGGTGGTGAGCGTCACGGTGGTCACGGCCGAGTACACGGCCGTCTTCACATCGCCGTCCGTGACGTAGATGGTGAGCGCGATCCATCCCGGCTGCGCGTAGCACGCCTGCTCGAGCGCGAGCACGGCGCTGCCGTCCACGATCTCGCCCTGCAGCTCTACCGTGCCGCCGTCCGCGCGGCGGATGCACCGCCCCGTCACCGCGCCGGTGAGCGCGACGGGCTGGCGGCCCCGTGTGGCCGAGATGACAAATTTGTGCGCTTCGCGTTCGGACTGGTAGAACGTGCCCGGCAGCGCCTCGGGCAGGATGGGCCCGTCGAGCGATACCGTGCGCTCGATCTCGATGTAATTGATTGCGTCCGCCATGTTGTCAGTCCCCCTTCCTGAGCTGGATCAGTACGCCTCCGCCCTGCCACGCGCGGTCCTGCACCAGGATGAGCCGCGTGTAGCCGTCGTAGATCCTCCGGCCGTCGTGGTAGTCGCAGGCGATCCGGCGCGTGCGCGCCGGATCGGAGAGGAGCGCCGCCACCTCGGCGAGGCCGCGCGCGTTGTTGAGCTCCGCGCACAGCACGCCGCTGTCGCAGGCGCACCACGCCGCGGTCAGGCGCGTGCCGTCACTCAGCGTCAGCTCGGTCACGGTCCCCGCCTCCCTCCACGCCGATGTGGTACGTCCGCCCGCCGATCGTCTCGGTGTCGCCGTCCGTCTCGGGCGGCCGGGTGAGGTCTGCGAGCTGGTCCTGCAGGAGTTTGACCTCCGCCTGGTGCGCCTGCTCCTCTTTTTTGAGCCCTTCCTTCAGCGCGGCCAGGCGCTGCACGCTCTCGAGGATCAGCCGGCATTTTTCCGCGCCCCGCGCGTCGGCCAGGCTGTCCAGCGCCACGATCACGGCGCTGATCATCTCGTATTTGTCATGCATCTGTGTCACCTCACGATGGCGCGGAGTCCGCGCCCAGGTAGTAGATGGTCGTGTAGGTCGGCGTCACGGAGCCGGGAGAGTCGGACATGATGATCCGCCCGTTTGTCGAGCCTCCATCCCAGAGGAAGTCGTGCGCCATGCTCATTCCAAGGGTCGGGAAGGTCACGCTGACGCTCGAGAGCACGGTCTTCGTCTTCCAGCTCACCGGCCATGATTCAAACGTGATTCCGGATCCGGAAAAACCGGACAGGTCGTAGCATTTGAGGCTCACGGATTTGAGCTCCGTGGCCGTGGTCACGCCCGTGGTCAGGTTGGTGATCTGCGCGTTGGTGGCCGCCAGGTCGGTGGCCGTGACGTAGCCCTGCAGGTCGATCTTGCTCGCCTGGATGAGCACGGACTGCGCCGTCTGGTTGATCTCCGAGGCGATGTCCCCCGCGGAGACCTTCGTGCTGATCTGTCCCTCCGCCACGCTGAGGCGCGCATTGACGGCCGTGAGGTCGACGCGGTCGGCGTTTATCACGGCGCTGGTCTGGCCGTTGATTTTGCTGACCATCAGGCCGCCTGTGAGCGTGTTCGCGTCGTATACGCCGAACGAGGCGTACTGGCCAGGGTTGGCGCTGTCCTCGTGGTATACGTACAGGCCCGCGCCGTTGGTGACGACCAGGTTGCCCGTTGTGTCGACGACGAGTTTGCCGTTTATGGCCGCCAGCCCGTTGCGGGCCGCCCACAGCGCGCTGCCCTCGATCTCGCTGACGCCGTCCTCCAGATCGGTGATGCGGCCGGTCGCCGCGGTGATGTTGCCGGCCATGATTGACAGGCGCGAGGAGAGCGACGGCTCCCCGTCGCGCGCGGCGACGACCTCGGCCGTGATGCTGTCGGCTTTCTGCTCGACGCGGCTGACGTCGGTGCTGAGCCCGGTCTCCGCCTGTGTGGCGCGCTGCACCTCCGAGGCGAGGCCCTGGCGCGTGACGTTGAGCTCGGCGCGCTCTGACTGGAACCCCTGGCCGAGCGAGTAGATGGTCACGCCGGCCTGGGCGTCGACCACGATGCCCGACTCGTACAGCTGCGTCAGGCCCGTGCCGTCCTGCGCTTCTTTGAGATCCTGCGTCACGATTGACCATGTTTTGAGCTGTCCCGCGCTGGCGGCTGAGCGCGCCGCGCCCCGGGCCGCGCCGCCGAGGCGCGCGGTCTCATCCCGGAGCCCCGCGAGGGTCGCGCTGAATCGCGGGAGGCGGTTGGCCAGCTCCACGGTCACGCGCTCCGGCTCGCCGAGCGCGTCCGGATAGGTCACGCGCTCAACCCGCTCGGTGAGCAGCTCGCCCATATCGGTGAGCGCCGCGCGCACGAGGCGGCCCACGTCCATCTCGTCCCACGCCTCGCCGGTCTGCCGCGAGAGCTCGTAGCCCTCGACGCTGATCTGCACGGAGGGCTCGGCCCGGCGGGCGATCAGATCGCGCGCCCAGGCGTCCGGGTCGGCCACGTTGACGGTGTCGATGTCCGCGGTGCGCTCGATCACGCCATAGCGCGCGATGCTCACGGCGTCCTCATAGGTGCGCAGCTCCACGGTGTTCGTGGTGACGCCGGCCGTGGTGGTCTGCGTGTTTATGGAGAGGTGCAGCCGGTTGCACATGTCCGCGTCGTCGCGTGTGATCTGGATGTTCTCGATGTTCCGGCTGAGGCGCAGCTCGCCGCGCGTCTGCGCCTGCATGGCCACGAGGCTCAGCGTCCACGGCGTGGTGCTGAGGTCATAGGCCAGGCGGTAGCCCGGCAGGCTGTCCACCATTTCCCACAGCAGATCGCTCAGCCGGTCGTAGTTGATGCCGGCGCGCTTGTAGGCCGCGTCGGTCTCGCACGCGCCGAGCTGCCAGCGGCCGTCCGTCTGCCAGGCGAGCAGCGCGGCGAGGTATCCGGCCACAGTGCCGTCATAGTCCAGCTGCGCGCGCCACAGGCTGTCGCTCAGGCTGTCGATGGCGTGGCGCAGCGTGAGCGTGATCTCGTGCTGCGCCGTGCGCGCGATGTTCGTCACCCGCCAGTAGCCGATGGTCCCGCGCTGGGTGTACAGCTCCAGCCAGTCGTGCATCGCCACGGCCGGCGCGGTGTCCGGGATGGTCATCTGCGCCGTGCCCGTCTCGCGCAGCGCGATCGTGGGCGCGTAGGACGTGGGCAGCAGGCGCGCGCGCTCGGTGAGATCCGCGTTAAGCAGGCGCGGAAGTCTGACCCGCGTCACAGATACCGCCCCCTCGCCGTGATGGCGGCCGTGCACGCGGCGTCCGCCGTGAGCGTGACCCGCGTCACGGGCGGCCGCGCGATCAGCTCGTCGTCGCTGTCGCCGGTGCGGCTGGGCAGGATGCTGACGCCGCCCGCCGTGATGGCGAGCGTGCCCTGGTCATCGTGCGCCAGCGCGATCACCGTGCCAGCCGCGACGGACAGCCCGGTGAGCGAGATGCGCGTCGTCTCGCCCCCGGCCTCGGCCGTGAGCGTGAGCGAGGTGAGCGCGGCCTGCGGCGTGACGCGCGCCTCGATGGGCGTCCGCGCCGCGCCGGCCACGACCAGCGAGCCGGACGCGCTCGCGCCGGTGAGCGTGAGCGGCATGGGCTCGGCGTCCTCCCAGTACGGCGCTGCGTTCGCTTCATAGGTGATCGAGATGCGCTCGGTGTAGTCGCCCGCGTCCTCAGCGCGGGCGGGAGACGCGCAGATCACGCGCAGCCGCTGGCCCGGGCGTCCGCTCCAGCGGAGATCCCCGCCCGGCGCGGCCCACGCGTTTATGGTGTCGATCACGGCCGTGCGCCTGGGCAGGTCGTACAGGTCGCGGATGTAGAATTCCACGCGCACGCGCTTGCTTTCCCGCCGCGCGCCCAGCACGCGCCGGCCGTCCCGGCCCGGGCTGTCGCCATAGGTCACGGCCTGCTGCGCGGCCTCGTCGATGAGGCGCACGGAGAGCACGCGCGGGTATACCTCGCGCAGCGAGACGCCGTTGAGGGTTACGTCCTGGCGGATCACGCCCGTCACCTCCTCGTCGGCACGGCGGCCAGCGACACGTCCATATAGGGCGTGACGGCGCTGGCAAACGTCCTGCCGTTTATGTTGAGATTCGTGGTCATCATGGCCGGGCCCGCGCCGCCCATCGCGGCCTGACGGCCCTGCGCGGACAGCATGCCCGGGTACACGGGCGCGGCGCGGAGCGCGCCCAGGCTTGGCGCGGACACGCCGCTCATGGCAGCGGCCACGGCCGCCGCGAGGCTCTGCGCCGCCGCCACCGCCGACGCGGTTTTGGCGCGGATGCCCGCCGCGAGGCCCTCCGCCACGTGCTCGCCGTTGCGGCTCATGACTTTGCTGGGCGACTCGATCTCCAGCGCGCCGCGCACGGCCTCGTCGATTCCGGCGGCCATGTCGGTCGCGGCCTGCTCCGCGCCTGGCGCGCCGGACGTGATGCCCTCGATCATGCCGGTGACGACGTCGGTGCCCAGGTCGAGCCAGTCGATGGCCTTGATGTTCTCCAGCCCGAGCAGCCGCTCGATCTCGTCGTCGCTCAGGCCGTCCGAGAGGTCGGCGTGCTGCCCGGCGAGCTTCCAGAAGTCCAGATCCGGCAGGGCTTCGAGGATGTCGTTTGCCGCGCCCCGGAATGCTTCCTTGACTGCGGCGACGTCCTCGCCGCCCTCCTCGTTTGTCGCGTCTTCAAACGCCCGCGCGATCTCCTGCATCCGCTGCACGCGGTCGTCCGTGGTCTCGGCCATGGCCTCGTCCATGTGCGCCACGGCTTCCCAGTATTCGCCGTAATCGCGCTGGGTGGCGTACTCGTCGAGCGCGCGCCCGCCCGCGTAGGTGACGCCGGCGACGGCCAGCGCCGCGCCGACCGGGCCGAGCGCCTGCGGCAGCACCTTCCCCAGCCCGCTGCCGATCTTCGCCGCGGCGGGCGCGGCGGCCGGAGCCGCGGCCGGAGCAGGCGTCGCGGACGGCGTCGTGGACGGCGTGCCCGCGCCCATGTTGCCGAGCGCCTGGCCCAGCTTGCCCGCGCCCGCGCCCACCTGCAGCCATTTGATGGAGGAGATGAGCTGCAGCACCGTGAGCACGCTGCGCGCGATTTTGAGCCCGCCCCACGCGGCCGCCAGCGCCCCGACCGCGCCGACCACGACGGCCTGGTGATCGAGCAGCCAGCCCAGGCCCTCGATCACTTTGGTGATCGCGCCCGCTGCGGTCTCCACGAGGCCGGCGATGTCCTCCTCCGTGAGGCTGCCCACCAGACCGCCGATTGAGTTCGAGAGCCGCTCCAGCACGGCCTGGCCCTCCTCGGATTCGAGGTATTTGTTGAACGCTTCAAACGCCTTGGTGGCGGCGTCGGCGAGGGACTGGAAGCCCGGAGCCAGCCCGGCCTGGATGGTACGCGCGGCCTTCTGCGACGCGGAGTCCAGCTTCGCCCTCTGGTCGTCGAGGGCGAGCAGCTTGTCCACGTTCTCCTGCGTCACGGCCGCGACGTCCTCGCCCTCCGCCGCGAGCGCTTTATAAGACGCGCTGCCCGCGTCAATAAGCGGCTGCAGGCTCGTCCACGACTCGCCGAGGAGCTGCTGCGCGGTGATGGCGCGCTGCGTCGGGTCCTCGATGGCTCCCAGCGCGTCGACCACGTCCCACAGCACCTCGTCCGCGCTGCGCACGGTGCCGTCCTCGTTGCGGGTGGGGACGTTGAGGATGTTGAACAGCTTCGCGGCGTCGCCGCTCGTGTCCGCGAGCGCGGTGGTGATCTTGCCGCGCGCGGCGACGATGTCGTCCACAGATGTGTCGATAAACTGGGAGGCATACTGCCAGGACTGGTACGTCACCGGGTCCATCTGCGCGCGCGCCGCGGCCGTGGTCAGCTCGTCCGCCCAGTCCGAGGCTGTCGCCTCCATGTCCCACAGCGCCTTCGCGGCGTTCCCGATGCCGCTCAGCAGCGAGCCGATGTGGCTGGAGATGTCGTCGATGGCGCTGATGGCGTTCTGGTAGTTGACGCCCTGGCCGATCTGCCGGAGCTGTTCTCCGGTCTCGCCGGCCGCGTCGCCGGTCTCCTCCAGGGCGGGCTCTAGCCCGCCCTCGCCGGTGAGCGCGGTGGCCTGCTCGCCGATCTCGGTCTCGACTTTGTTCAGCGCGGTCTGCATGTTGAGCAGCTGCGTTTTGGCGGCCACCGTCTTCAGCGTCCACTCGCGCAGGCGTTTGTCGCCTGGTTTCAGGCCATTCTCGGTGAGCTTCTTCACGGCGGCCTCGGCCGCGGCGACGGCCTTCTCCTGCTCCGCGATTTTGTCTTTGAGCAGCCGCGCGCGCTCTGCAGCGTAGGCCTGCGCGTCGCCGGTCGCCTCAAACTGCGCCTTGGCGAGCTTCTCCTCCGCCGCGATTGCCTTTATCGCGTCCTGGGCATCCTTCATGCCCTTCCGGAATTCGTGCTCGCCCTCGAGCTTCAGCGTCGCTTTGATGTCGCGCTTCGATGCCATTGTGTCATTCCTCCCATCGCGTGCCGGTTTCGCGCTTTATGTGGTGCTGCTGGTCGTCATATCGCCGGCGCGCCATGTACAGATCGAGGATCAGCCCCGGAGCGAGGCGGCGCATGCTCTCCCAGCTCAGCCCGGCGATGAGCCCGCAGCCGGCGACCTCGCGGTATCGGATCCGCCCGTTCGCGCTTTTTTTTTGAGTTCAGCAAGCACCACGTCCTCGTCGTCCTCGTGCTCCTGCTCCGATTCCATGCGCATGCCGGCCAGGATCGCCGTGAGCACGGCGTTCTGTACGGCCGGCAGCATGCCGGGCGTGATGCGGCGCGCGAGCCAGGTCTCGTCCATGTCCTGCGCGGGCGTCTCGTCCCGGAGATACGCGCCCTGCCGCGCCAAAATGAGCAAAACGCCCACGAGCGCGCGCCGGTCGGTGAGCGTGCCGCTCAGCTCGCGCGTGTCCATGGGCTTCCCAAATCTCTGCTCGATCGCGTCCAGCGCGTCGAGCGTAAAAGCGAGGGCGAGCTCGCGCCCGCCCACATTCAGAGTCGTCATTCTCCCGCCTCCATTCGTCCGTCCTTTTCCTGTCACGGCGTGATCCCGGCCAGGTTGTCCAGCCAGGCGGCCGCGGCGGCCTCATCGTCAAACCTCGCGTATTTGTAGAACCGCGTCTTCAGCGTGGCGTCGATGTGCACGCCAAACAGGCGGCCGGTGATCGTCGGCGTCTGCCACTCGACCTGCTGGCCCTTCGTGGTCGCGTTTTCTGTGGTGTCGCCGAACTGCGCTTTGTGATACCAGTACGCCTCGTAGCTGATCGTGCCCTTCCGCTGGCGCACGCGGTAGTAGCCCACGCCCACATACGGCGCGGACGCGTCGGTGACGTGGTACTCGGTGTGCGCCGCGTCGCCCTGGCCGACCTCCTCCGCCTCGTCGCCGAGCATGTAGGCGCGCGAGTTATCGATCAGGTCGGACACGCCGATCTCCAGCGTGCCGCCGGTGACGCCGTTGTCCGACTCGTCGAGGGTGTCCTCCGCATAGAGCGGGTTGTCGGTGCGGTTAATCGTGCGGTTGGCCGTCATCGCCGGGCCGACGACGATGCCGGGATCATAGACGATCGCCTGGCCCTCGGTCTCGGTTTTGACCTTCGCGGCGACGATGTGTTTCAGTCCGATAAATGCCATGTATATTCACTCTCCTCATGTGCGTTTGGTCCTGATGCCCGCGCCCGCGATGGGCGCGCCGATCCGCGCGGCCACATCCGGCACGCGGCCGGTCTCGAGGTACGCCGCCCACACGGCGGTCATCGCCGGGACGACGGTGCTCTCGCAGTACATGTCCGCCAGGTCGATCCAGCGGGAGCCGTCCAGCTTCGACGTGCCGTAGTGCAGGATGAACGCCTTCTCGGCGTTGCGCACGCCGTGCTCGTCGCGGCCCTGCGGATAGATGTCGATGGCCTTCATGCCGCCGATGTCCTGGGGCTCGCGCGGGAAACCTATCGAGGCGATCATGTCGCCGGTCAGGCGGTGCTCCGCCTCCTCGGCCGCGCGCCGCCACGCCTCGCGCACCTCCGCGGCCCCGGCGAGCAGCATGGCGTCCGCAACCGGGCCGACGTCCTCGCCCAGCCTGCGCATCTCGTCCACGGTGGCGTCGATGCCGGACATGTCAAAGCGCGCCACGGCTACACCCCCTCGCAGTCGTAGATGTGGTGGATGTAGCGCGTGTCGCGCTCGTAGTCGACGCGGTAATACACGGCGATCCGGTCGTCCGAGTCCAGCGCCTCCCACAGCGCGGCGGCGACGGGATCGTCCTGGGTCTTTGTGTACCTGTCCACCTGGAAGGACAGCCCGCCCTGGTGGCGGCCCTCGGCCATGAGATCCAGCGGGCCGAGGTCGCGCCAGGTGGTGTAGTCCGGGCCGCTGCGGTCCGCGCTGTCATAGCGCTGGGCGCGCGGGTCCACGGAGAGCACGAGCGCCTTCACATCCTCGGCCGTCACGGGCGGATCACCTCCAGCGTCAGGTCGGTGATCGGCTGGCCGCTGTCCTCGTCGAGGCCGTGCCAGGCGCGCGTCACCTCGTAGGCCGTCTCGCGCCCCCGCTGGTCTGCGAGGGTCACGCGGTCATGGTTGGCGATCTCGCGGCACTGGAGCACGCGCACGCGCGCGTCGGTGCGCACCTCCTCGCGATCCGGCGTGGGCCTGGCGGGCGCGGTCTCATACGAGAGCTCGGCGTACCAGCTCCACCAGTACGGCACGTCGGCATAGACCGGCATGTCGCCCGGTTTCGAGATGTTTGTCTTGCGGGATACCGTGCAGATGCCCGTATCAAGGATCACGCGCCGTCCCCCCTCGTCTTCAGCCAGCGCTCGCGCCGGCGCAGCCTGAGCCAGTCCGGCATGCCGCCGGGCTTGTCGCGGTTCTGGTACTGCCAGACGGCGGTGTCGACGACCAGCATGAGGTCGTCGACGCTGTCTGTGAGCGCGATGCCGATGCGGGTCAGCTCCTCCGCCGCCGCGTCGATGCGCGCCACCAGGTAATCGTCCAGGGAGGTGTCGCCCTGGACGCGGTTCAGCCTGGCCTTCACGAGGGCCAGCGCCTGCGTCGTGTTAACGCCCACCGGCTACACCTCCCTCACGCTCAGCCGTTCGCGGTGTCTTCGGCGAAGGTCACGGCGGTGGCCGAGACAGTCGCGCCGTTGATGCCGATCGCCACAAAGGCCTCGGGGATCACGGGCAGGCCGTCGTAGCGGGCGATGCCGCGGAAAACGGTCTGGTCCTGGATGAAGCGGACGTGTTCGGACTGGTCGATGGCCATGCCCTCGCGCTCGGCCAGCAGGTAGTTCTCGCCATAGCCCGCCAGGATCACGTTGTCAGGGATAAAGTCCAGTTCGACGATGTCGCCGCCGATGACGGGCATGGTCTGGTCGATGCCGGAGACGATCGCGCCGGCCGCGTTAAATGTGAGCGCTTCGCTGGTCAGGACCATGTGGGTCTTCTCGTTCATGGCCCAGAACTTGCCGCCGGTGCCATACTTCTTCTTGGCCGCGCCGAAGGCGTGCAGGATGGACTGGAACAGCTTGATGCCGGTGCTGTTCGCCGCGGTGATGGTGGTGATGTTGGTGGTGTGCAGGTCCACCCACGCGGGCGCGGTGGCCGGATAGCCCTCGGGCTGCGCGGTCTGCGCCAGGCGGGGCAGGATGCCGCGCGGCATCTTCGTGCCGGTGCCGTACAGGATGGCCTTGTCCAGCGCGAGGCCAATGGCGCGGTTCAGCGCGTAGACGATCTGGCCGGCCAGGTCGACATCGTTGTCGTAGAGCAGCGCGTTGCAGACGGGGATGTAGCCGCCGACCTTGAAGCCGTCCACCTCGACGCCGGAGAAGGAGAGCGCGAGCTCGTTGAGCGTGGCGCACATCTCGGTCCATACGCCCTCCGGGATGCTGCCCATGATGGTCTGGCGGGCGGTGCCGGGCACGCTCTGCAGGTTTACGTAGCGCAGGAGTTTGCTGGACTCCTCGATCTGCTCGCGCACGAGCGAGAGCAGCACCTGCGGGATGGTCAGCTCGCCGCCGGTGACGGCGCGCTTCTGCGCGGCAAATTCACGGACGCGGGTCAGGAAGGTCTTCACATCGTCGCGGGTGACGATGCGGCCATAGGCGGCGCGGGTGTTGATGTGGGGCATGTGTCGGTCACTCCTCTCGTTTCTGCGGGCGCGGGTCGCGTCCTCGTCCTCGGGTCTGTCTTCGATCACGATCTCCTCGGCGGGCTCGTCCAGCTTCTGCTGGATCTCCTCCAGCTCGCCCTTCAGTTCCTCGATCTCCGCCTCCACGGCGGCGACGTCGGTCTCTGTCTGTTTAACCTCCGCCTCGAGCGCGGCGGCGTCGGCCTCAAACTCGGCCACGGCCGCGTCGACTTCGGCCTTCACGGCCTCCTCGGTCTGCTCGGTGATCTCCTGCACGGCCTGCTCGAGTTCCTCTTCGCGTTTCTTCATCGCGGCGCGCTTCGTCGCCTGTTCGGCCTGTGCGGCCTTGAGCTTTTCGAGCTTCGCGGTCTTCTCGGAGATCTTCCGGGTGATAATCAGCTGCTTCAGCGCCATGCGTTCTTCACTCTCCTCATTCTGTTTTCACGCCATTCGGCCGCCATGCGGCGGCGCGCGGCGTCGTAGTCTGCCCGGCGCGCTTCCACGCCGGTGTCAGTGTAGGCCGGGAAGGTCACGACGGACACCTCGTACAGCTTCACGGCCTTGATCGTCCAGCGCACGGCGTCGCCCGGGCCGTACTGGGTGTCCTCCTCCAGGATGTCAAAGCCGAAGGAGCACTGGGTCACGTCGCCGCGCTTCACGCGGGCGTACAGGTTCAGCGCGTCCTGGTCGTCCGGGTTGATGAGCACGCTGCCCCACAGCCCGCGCTCGTCCGCGCGCAGCTCCAGCGTGCCGGCGCGGTTGCGTCCGAGCACGAGGCGCGTGTCGTGGTCGATCAGGCAGCGGACGTCGTCGCCCAGCGCGCCGTCAAAAGCGCCCGGCGCGATGGTCTCCACAGCGCCCGGCCACATCTCGTAGTCTGAGCCGTATACGGCGAAGTACCCCTCAATGCGCAGCTCGCCGTTTTCCTCGCGGGTGGCGTAGCGCGCCTCGAGCGTCCTGGTCTGCCGCTCCCGGATCCGGTTTTCATGTCCCCGCATCGTCCTCACCTCCCTCCTCGATGAGCTTCTTCTGGTCGCCCAGCCTGTCGGTGGGCAGGTAGTTCTCGAGCAGGTACAGCTCGTCCATGCCCTCGCCCGGCGGCAGGCCGAGCCAGTCGCGCCACTCGTTGCGCGTCATGGCGGCGCGGTCGACCAGTTCCTTCCCTGCGCTGATGAGGTCCAGCAGCGCGTAGTTGTACAGGCTCCGGGCGTTAAAGGCCCAGTACAGGTCCTCCGCCCAGAGCAGCCCGCGCGTGAGCACCTGCTCGATCTCGTGCGCCACGGCCATCACGCGCGTGGTGACAAAGTGCTGATATTCGTCCTGGTGATATTCGCCCACGCCGACGAGGTACGGCGGCACGCCATAGATCGCGGCGACGGAGCGTTTGTCCAGGGTCAGCCCGTCCGCGATGGCGAGGTCCGCCATGGTGAGCGGTTTGACCTGCTCGACGGAGAACGCCTCGGCCGGGATAAACCACGGCATGCCGGAGTCGTTCGAGTCGAGGTACTCGGCCCGCATTTTCGCGCGGCCTTCGGGCGAGGCAAATTCCTCCGTGAGGCCGTCCACCTTCACGATGATCGACGGCACGGGCGATTCCTGGAGCGCCTGCCGGGTCGCGTTGGCCTGGCGGATGGAGCGCACCACGTCGCGCAGGCTCGTGCCGTAGCCCTGGCCGCGCCACGGCTGGGCAGGATCGGGATTCAGCACAAAGTGGAGCACCTCGTCCGGGCGGTATTCGCGGCCCTGCCAGAGCACGCGGTAGCCGTCCACGGTCACGCCGTCGCCGACGAGAGACACCTCGGACGGCGGGAGCGGCGTCAGCTTCTCCAGGTAGCCGTCCCGGTAGGTCGGTACGGTGACCTGGTTGCCGCCCTCCATCAGCGCGCGCACGATGACGGCCATGAGCTGCTGCCGCGTCATGACCGGGTTGGGCGCGATGTCCAGCCGCCGCGACAGCTCGTTCTTCACACGCACATCGCCCTCCGGCGTGTTGCGCATGAGCCTGAGCGTCATGGACGCGATGAGATCGGCGTACACGCCGACGCACATCTGCACCTCCGGGCACTGCGTGACGGGCCGGTAGCCCTCCGCGCAGAGCGCGCGCCAGGCATCCGGCGCAACCAGCGCCACGCCGGACGCGGGCACCGAGCGCCGCGCGGGCGCGTCCCGGCCATGCCGGGCGGATTTCGTTTTCCTCGCCATTCAATCACCTCAATTCGCAGTCTCGCCAAACCACGCGGCGGCGCGGCCTGACTTCTCCATACATTCGAGCATGCGCACAGT